CTATTTCCCCAAACAACATCAGGGTATGCTTCTGAAACAATTTCTTTATTGATTTTATATCTATTTTCAAGTTTCTTATCTTTACACAAACAAAGAATTTCTGCTTCTAATGGATGAAGACCTTCAAGAAGATTTACAAAAATATTTTCTCTACGAATTCCGTTCAACGTATCATTTCCACCTTTAATGAAATTATAAAACTTAGTATATTCTTTGCGGATTGTAGAATATCTTTGATCAATTGCTCCTATTGATGAACCGCTCATTTTTTTGACCGCATCTTCAATTCTTTCAGACATTGTTGATGACTTCATATCATTGTCACCAAAAAATGGAACATCACCAACAGGAAGTAATGAAATCACTGATTCATCAAAATTCCAAATAAAAATTGCTTTTAACGAATCATGTTCGTATGTTTTAAGAACTTCTACTTTCTTTGCCTTTGACCTTTGTTTTGAAGCAAGAGCAAGAATTTCAAATATAAATGGATTTGGAGGAAGAGTTTCGATCTCAGTCTCTGTCTTCTTCGTCGTCGTCGTCGTTGTCGTCGTCATAATTGTTTTCAAATCTAACTGCTAAAATTTCATCTGGTATAAGATTACCATTTTCATCAAACATTTCTGGATGGGTATAAATTTGTCTCATCTGATTTTCATACAAGTGAGACTTCGTTAGCCAACCTATTACTCCACCCACAAGTAAAAATAAAAAAGTTAATAAACAAAAAATGGTGAGTTCTGATGCTAACATTTTCCTTCTCCGAGAGACTACGTTTTTTTTTATCACTCTTAGTTCAATTTTAAAATGTATCTCTCGTTTAAAAAGAGAAAACATTTTTCCAAAACTGAACTGTCTAGAATCCAATTCTGGTTGATTTGTCCCTCCCTTTTTTCGAAGTATTAACTCAACACCACGATTGATGTTTGTTCTTCCAGAATTATTTATAGTACTCATCAAAACATATTGTTCTCTTGTAAGTACTTTACTGTATCACTACATCCACCAATATGCTTTTGGTCGAAAACAACTTGTGGAAATGTAGATCCTTCTCCAAATTCAGAATAGAATTCCTCTCTAGTGAATTGGGTTCCAAGTTCATAGCAAATGACTGAATATCCTTTTTTGATACTCAGATCACTCAGAACCATTTTAATCTTGTCGCAATAGGGACAACCTTGTTTCGAATAAACTGTAAAACTCATAAGACTATTGATAATGGTTTAAAAATTAAGAAGCATTATTTCTACGTTGACGATATCTATATAAAGGTTGTTTTTCTTTATCATTCATCCAATCAACTATAGCATTTCTTTTTTCTTGTGTAAAGAAGTCTTGGTTGTAATACCAAGTTTCCCAATCAGTATGTGCTTTTGACCGATTACAAGATTCACAACAACAAACAACATTTGTAATAAAATCACTTCCACCTTTTGCTTGTGGAACTACATGATCGATTGTTAAATTTTGGTCGGAATCACAATAAGCACATTGGTGATTCCATTTTTCTTTAATTGATTTTCTCCACAATCGTTTTGCTTCTTGATTTGATAAAGTTTTAAGATTAAACAAATATTCTTGTGGAGAAGTGTAAAGTTCCATAAAGTTTAGCAACTTATTTTTATTTATTGTGAGTTTTTATAACTTTTATGAGTTCTTTTAGAGTAATATAGATGTAATGAAACTCATCATAATATGTAATGTCATGATCTCTTTCAAGAATCATGAGAATCTTCTTTATCATACAATTACTGGTTCTTCCCGATCTTCTGGCAACCACACTTGCTGTTGCAATTCAATTGGTGGCAATTGTTCTTTTGCTGCAGGAAGTCCAATCTGACCAGGTAGTTGTTTATCAGTTGTGGAAGTTACTGTAATTACCTGGTCTAGAATGAATCTTTGGCGACTATAAGAACGATTTTCAGAATCAAATGCAACCATCATTATTGCATCATTAATGTCTCCACAATGAGCGATAATCCTTCCAGTCTTATTTTCTGTTACGATCCAGTATTCGTTCATCATTTAATTGCTTTTCTACATTATAAGGCACCTGGGGTGATCTGTAAAGACCAGGCCAGGTGTCTCTAATAACTTCTGCGAGTTTATATGGAGTTTCTGAAGTTATCATCGAACGTGATGACCCCCAAACATAAACCTCATTCCGTTCAAGATTTTTGCTCCGAAGGATCCGAGATTGCGTGAGTTAAATCTTTCAAATAAGGCAGTAGTAATAACAGGAGCGGGAACCCCCAGATCCACAGCGGCAGAAACAGTCCAACGACCCTCACCGCTGTCGGATACTCCTCCAGAGAACTGTTTAAGGCTACCATCCCTGCGTAGCACATCAGCAGTAAGGTCAAGTAACCAAGACCCAACCACACTACCACGACGCCATAACTCAGCAACCTCAGCAACGTCAATATCATAACAATAGGATTCTGGGTCTGCCATAGGGGCAACTTCCGCATCGCCTTCTCTAACATACTGAGCACCTGCATTTGCATTCTTAATAATGTTAAATCCTTCTGCGTATGCCTGCATAATACCATACTCAATACCATTATGCACCATCTTCACAAAATGCCCAGCACCAGGACCACCACAATGCAACCATCCATATTCAGCAGAAGTTATGTCTGAGTCAAACTGAGTCCTGGGGGCAGCTCCAATTCCTGGGGAGAGTGCATTAAAAATGCGCGAACAAGTGGCGACTGCAGTATCTCCACCTCCAACCATAAGACAGTATCCACGATCCAGACCGTAAACACCACCACTAGTGCCGCAATCAATATACTGGATGCCCTGCTTTGCAAGTCGTTCTGCTCTCTTCCGACTGTCTTTAAAATTGCTATTGCCATGATCAATAATAATATCTCCTTCACCACAATATCGTAGTAACTCATTAATCGTCTCCTCTACTGTTTCTGCAGGTACAACCATCTGAAAAATACCTGGTTGACCATTCTTTTTAACTACTTTGACAAGATTTTCAATAGTAGTCACAACTCCATTCACATATCCTTTTTCATATGCTTCATTTGCTTTCTCATAATTTCTTCTATAACCCCAAACTTCAATTCCTGCCTTCATCATACGACGAGACATACCTTCACCCATTCGTCCTAATCCAATCAATCCTACTTTCATTTTTTACTCCTATTTTAATTTGAGGGGATAGTCCCACTTAGTAATCAGTTCTGTTTTTTGCCAAGGACCCCAAACACCTTCATTATAAAGATATGGCATTGTCATAATACGACATTGATCTCCAGTGCATAAAAGATCATCAACAATTCTCCAAGATTCTAACACTTCATCTGCGTGAACAAAGTGTGATTGGTCTTCATTGATTGCATCATAAAAAAGTTTTACATAACCATCAATTGCTTTTTCTACTGGATAATGATACTGAAGAATTGCCGTTTCTACCTTGTCATTTAGACCAGGAGATTTAATATCAATACTCATATCCAAATGTGGATCTGGTTGCAATCTCATTACAATTCTATCATTACAATCGTGTCCATCAAATAACTGTTGTGGTGGAGACTTAAATTTAATCACAACCTCAACACAATTTACAGGCATCTTCTTACCCGTCATAAAATGGAATGGAACTCCTTTCCATCTCCAATTATCAACATACAACTCACCAGCAACAAAGGTTGGAGTTTGAGAACCTGGAGTTACTCCTTCCTCATTTTTATAATCATCATATTGTCCAAGAACTACATTATCACCCAGTCTTGTCGCTGCGAGAACCTTAACCTTCTCTCTGCGAATTTCTTTAGCATCATTTTTACAAGGAGGTTCCATTGCAATTAATGCAAGCACCTGAAGCATATGGTTTTGAAGCATATCTCTCACGGCACCAGCAGTATCATAATACTGAGCACGACCTTCACAACCAATTGTTTCAGTTGCAAAGATTTGAACTTCTTCTACAAAGTTCCTGTTCCAAAGTGGTTCAAGTAAAATATTGCTAAAACGGGTGGCAAGGATATTATTAACAGTATCTTTGCCCAGATAATGGTCAATGCGATATACTTGTTTCTCGCGTAAATATCCAGCCACCACAGATTGTAAATGATTAGCAGATTGAAGATCGGTGCCAAAAGGTTTTTCAATAATGACTCTGGATTTTTCTGCGTCATCTAACTTACCTGCTTCTTTTAGGTTTGTAATAGCATCAGCATATCTTTCTGGTGGAACTGATAGAAAATAAGTAGTGTCTTCATAAGAATCTATCAGTTTTAAAGATTCTAAATCACTCAGGTCACAAGAAACATAATCAAGTCTTTTAATAAACTCTTGAGAATAATGTCCTAAAATTTCAACCCAACTCTCCTTACTATGTTTGGTTCTGGAAGCACCAATAATTTTAAATCCTTTTGGTAAAAGATTTTTCTTATGAAGAGAATAAAGTGCTGGTATAAGTTTCCTTTTGCAAAGGTCTCCAGTTGCTCCAAATATAACTATTGATTTCATTCTTTTTGATTATCAATAACGGTTTCCCAATCCTTCTGAAAGAGTTCTAGACCCTTATCAGTCATAATGTTCTTATACATTGCCCAGAATACAACTGGAGGAATTGTAACTACATCAGCACCAGAAAGAGCAGATTGTTCTACCTGCCTTACATCACGAAGAGATGCTGCAAGAATTTGTGTGCTGGTTCCTGAGTAATCAAATGCCTTACGAATGTTCTTGATAAGTTCAATTCCATCAATTGAATTATCCATCCAACGACCAACGAAAGGTGAGATGAATGTTGCTCCTGCCTTTGATGCAAGAATTGCTTGTGCTACTGAGAACACCAAGGTTACATTGACTTGAATTCCTTTATCAGAAAGAAACTTGCAAACCTTAAGTCCTTCTACGGTACAAGGAACTTTAATTGTAACTGCTGGTGCAATTGTATAAAATTTTTGTGCTTGTGAAAGCATTTCTTCGGCAGTATCTGCAACTACCTCAGCAGAAATACTTTCCAGTTTTGAAAAAGACTTTGTTATTTCTTCAATAACTTCTTGGAGTTGTCTACCACTTTTAAGAATCAAAGTGGGATTTGTAGTGACTCCATCCAATAGTCCAGTCTCATATGCTGGACTAATCATTGAAACATCGGCTGTATCTAAAAAGATCTTCATAAAAAAGTAAGAACTCATCTCTAATTATAATGAGTTCTTACTAAGATGTCAGATTTTGTTATGAATTAAAGACATAATAAAAAAGACCCCGAAGGGTCTTTAAAATCAAAGAGCGTTACCTCTGGGCAAGACTTCCTCAGGGAACACAAAGTTCTCGTGAGGTTGATCTGCAGGTGCCATCCAAGCACGGAGTCCTTCATTTAAAAGCACGTTCTTTGTATAGAACGTCTCGAATTCAGGATCTTCAGCAGCACGAATCTCCTGACTTACGAAATCATAAGCACGAAGATTGAGAGCCAGACCAATAATACCAATAGAAGAAGTCCAAAGACCCATAACGGGAACGAAAAGCATGAAGAAATGAAGCCAACGCTTATTACTAAAAGCGATACCAAAAATCTGTGACCAGAATCTGTTCGCAGTAACCATTGAGTAAGTCTCTTCCTCTTGCGTAGGTTCAAATGCTTTGAATGTATTTGCTTGCTCACTATCTTCAAATAGAGTGTTTTCTACGGTTGCTCCGTGAATTGCACAAAGTAGTGCTCCTCCCAGTATACCAGCAACTCCCATCATATGGAAGGGGTTGAGAGTCCAGTTATGGAAACCTTGTAGGAACAGCAGGAATCGGAAGATTGCAGCAACACCAAATGAAGGAGCAAAGAACCAACTGGATTGTCCCAGTGGATACATTAAGAATACAGAAACGAATACTGCGATAGGACCAGAGAATGCAATTGCATTATAAGGTCTGATGCCTACAAGACGAGCAATCTCAAACTGACGAAGCATAAATCCAATCAAACTAAAGGCACCGTGGAGAGCAACAAAGGTCCAAAGCCCTCCAAGTTGGAACCACCTGACGATATCCCCTTGAGCCTCAGGACCCCAGAGCAGAAGAAGAGAATGACCCATAGCGTCTGCTGGAGTACTAACTGCCGCAGTAAGAAAGTTTGTACCCTCAAGATAGGAACTTGCCAACCCGTGAGTATACCAACTCGTAACGAAAGTTGTCCCAGTAAGCCAACCACCAAGAGCAAGGTAAGCAGTGGGAAAAAGAAGAAGTCCAGACCAACCAACAAAAACGAAACGGTCTCTCTTAAGCCAGTCATCAAGTACATCAAACCATCCCCATTGTGAAATTGGTCGTGAAAGTGTTGAAGAAGTCATAACCTCCTATGTTATTTCTCATATTTAGTTTACAATACTTTACAAAAGAGGTCAATGAGTGTTTCTACTCATTCATAAATCATCCCAACAGTCAGTAAGACAAAGCAAAGTATTGTGAATATCATAAGTCCTATGCC